TTCGCTGCCATGTGCTACCGAGCGAAAAAGACACAACCCCAATCGATCAATACTGCGAGATTTTTGAGTCAGACGTTGTTAAGACCGTTTGCGACGCGAGCCAGTGGCACACGTTCGGAGGTAACGCAATTAACGCAGAGTTCGACGTTGCTGATGCGATCGTATCGGACGGCGGCATAGGTGGCGTTAACCTGCCGTTGCTTGTGACATACAGGCACGACGAAGGAAACCCGTACAACGTGCGATCGTGATTATTTTCAACATCAAAAGGCAGCAAATCGACCGACTTAAAAAAGCTATCGAAGGAGTTCAGACAAACTTAGACAAAGAGCTTGCGGTTGTAATAAACAAAACAGCAAAGGCAACTTTGGGTCAGATTGCGAAAGATATCGGAACAGAACTAAACACAACACAAAAGGCGATCAAGTACGGCGGTAAAGCGTTGCAAGTACTTGGAAAAGCGACGGTTACAAACCCTGGAGTGATTGTTCGAGTAACTAGAACGGGCCGAATGAGCCTTCGGCATTTTAAACCAAAGCAAAACGAACTTGGCGTTAATTACAAGATAAGCAAAACAAGAGGCAATGCATTTATAAGATCCGCTTTTATGGGGCCAATACCCGGACTGCTTAACGCACAATGGAAAGGAAATGTGTTTAAGAGAAAGGGCAAGCCAAGAAAAATGAAAAAAGGCAGATATGCCGGCAAGATTCGCGAGCCAATTACAAAACTTAACGCCGCATCGCCTTGGGGTGTTTACGTTGCTAAGAATTTTCAACCTGAACAAGTGCGACGAATCAACGAACGACTAGAAAAGGAAATGGAAGAACGGATCAGGTTTCGGGTTGCCACAGCCTTTAACAAAGCCAAGCCAAGAGGAATTTAATCAATGTCGCTACTCAGACGCCGCACAGTATTCGCTGCCAAAGCCGAAGCAACCGTAGGCACTGCCGAAACGCTGACCGCAAGCGAAGGCGTTTTCAACGTTTACGATTTGCTAATTCAGCCCAACATTTCGATGACGCAACGAGAGGGCCAGGGGGCGTTTAACTACCTAGCAGCAATCGCCGCCGGTCGCCAAGGCACGGCCACGTTTTCGACTGACATCTATTGGGGCGGCGACAGCGGATCGCTTCCGCCGTGGGCTACGGTACTTCTTCCGGCTTGCGGTTGGGTCAACACGTCAGGCACGTTCAAGCCGAAGACCGCTAAACCTGGGACCACTAGCAGCGACCCGCGAACAATCACAATCGGCGGCTTTGTTGATGGAAAATATCGAAAGCTATCCGGTTGCATGGGCACGTTTTCGATCGATTTGCCGACAGGCGACCTCGGGCGGATCAACTGGACATTCAGCGGTAAATGGGAAGCGGAGACGGATTCGGCGATCATCGCACCGACTTATCCTACCGACTTGCCTAGCCGATGCGCTGGCGACACGTTCCAGTTCAACAACGCGAACATCTGCGTCGCGTCGGCAACGATTGACGCCGGTAATTCCGTTGTGATGAGGGAATGCACGACGCACGTGAGCGGCTACGCATCGGCGATTGTTACGAACCGCCAGCCGGTTATCACGGCAGACCCCGAGGCCGTTTTGGTGGCGTCGCTCGACCGGTATTTAGCACTAACGGCATCAACCGAATATGAGCTAGAATACAAGCTGCCAACTGCCGGATCGGGAACGATTATTTTTTTGGCACCGAAAGCACAAATCCAGACGATTGCCCAAGGCAACCGAAACGACATTGTGACCGATGACATCACTTGGCAGTGCAATAAGAACGGAACCACAAACGATGAGGAATTGACGATTCAATTCGTCGATGCAACGCCATAATGCCAAAGAGCTTAGACCGTGATGACAGAATCGTTTTCGTTTTGAAAAGCGACGCCGGTAAGCCGCGCGACATACAGCCGCGGTTGATCGGCAGCGTGCTAACGCTTGGGAAGCAAAAGCAACTTTCCAAGGCGTTGGCTTCGATGAAAACAGCAGACACCGAGGGCAGGATTAACGCGGCGATCGATGCCGTAATGTTTTGTTTAAGTGGATGGGAGAACTTCGGCCGTGAGTTTAGCCGCGAAGCACTTGAAGACCTTTTGACGATCAACGAAATCAACGAGATCATCGACGCAATCATCACGACATTTACGGCAAGCGGTGACGAATTAAAAAAATCCGCATCGCCGCCTACGTCCGCTGCGGCGAGCTTTGCAAATCATGCCGCGGGCGATGTAACGAACTTTTCGATGAACAGCAGAGAATCGAAATTGAGTGCCCCGCCTGTGTTGGGCATGGTTGTGAATGGTGTCGAGGTGGATACTTTGAACTAAAGGAATGTCCGTCGTCGTTTATTGGTCGCGACATGATTGACCAAATAAACATCGCGGCGGCTTGTGTCGATGGCGTGCTACCGCAAACCGGCGGGTTACTTGATCAGTCGGCGTGGTGGTTTGAGCTTCGACGAATTCTAAACAACGAAGAAAACGCAATTCAGATCGAGCAAGTAGAGCGAGAGCGAAAGCGATATGCCAGACGTTGAGTTTGCGATTGGCGGTAAAAACGAAACGGCGAAGGCGATCAACTCGACAGTCGCCGGATTGTCGCGTCTCGAAATGTCGTTTGGTTCGATCATCAAAACCGCTGCCGGTTTCACGCTCGTATCGGGAACGATCAATACAGCACTTCGCGGCATTGAAAGGCTAGGCAGTTTAATTTCCGCGGGCGTCTCTGATTACGATAAGGCTACGGAAGCTAATCGAGCACTTCGTAAGGCAATGGAGCTTAACGGCGGAGCGACCGACGAAGCTGTTCAAAAAAACATTGAACTCGCCGATTCCTTAGAGCGCCGCACGAACATCGAAGCGGAAACGATTGCCGAGATGATGAAATCTGCGGCGATGCTTGGCGTTGAGAATGAACAGCTTGACGACGTGGCACAGGCAGCGATCGGGCTATCGGAGGCAATGGGCATCGGACTTGACGATGCTTTAAAAAAAGCACGACTAGCGACCGAAGGCAATTTTGATTCGTTTAACCGCTTAATTCCGTCGCTTAAAGACATGGCGACGAATGAAGAAAAACTAGCCGCAGTAATGCAGTTAGCGAATAACGGGATGGCACAAAAAGAGGCCAGGGCCGATAGTGCTGCCGATGCTTATCAGCGGATGCAGAACAAAGTCGGCAACATGATGGAGGTACTAGGCGAGGCCCTATCGCCATTTAGAAAGCTTGCGTTAGACGGCATCGGGTTTGCTGCCGAAAAGATAACCGAGGTGATGCTTCCGGCTCTTGAATCGATTGGCCCGATGGCTCAGTCAATCGGCGAATGGATGGACTACTTCAAGTCAAAAGTAGTTGCGTCGATCAACGGGGCGATCACGCAAATCACGATGATTGAAGTGGTCGTCGGCAACCTTGGCACCGTCTGGGAGATGGCGGTTGATTCTACGGAATTGCAACTGATCCGACTTGTCGAAGGAACTAAGCACGCTTTTACCGTTGAGATACCAGCCTACGCGGCTTGGTTTGCGGATAATTTTACCAAGCTAATGGCCGACGCTTTTAACGCTGTTGTGACGATCGCCAGCAACCTGGGCGACAAGATCGGCCGCATTATCATGCGGATTTGGGATTTCGTTTCTAGCGGAATGGCTGGCGGGTTTGATCAACTTGCCGCGGACATTGGGCAAGTCGCGTCGGGAAGTCTGCTAGAGGGCTTCACGGCGACCGCGGAAGCATTGCCGGAAATTGCAGCAAGGGCAATAACCGATCGCGAGCAGGAGTTACAGGCGAGAATCGGAAAGCTTGGGACTAACCTTGCCGAAGAGTTTAACACGAAGCTTGCCGGTCGATTGATTGGACTTGATGAAGCGGCCAGCGGATCAGCCGAACAGATCGCGTTGAGGATGACAGGCCAAGACGGGCCATCGGCAGGATCGGGAGAGCAAGGCAAATCATCGAACCAGCTTGCGGCGGCTAGTGCGTTGCAGGCACAAACCGGCCGATTGTTGACGATGGGGCCAGCAAGCGAAACCAACGAAATACTGAGGCAAATCGCAAGCAATACGCAGGACGCGGCAAATAGTGCGTCTGCCCAAAAGATGGCCGAAGAGTCAAGGGCAAGAGAAGAGGCGGCAAGCCGGGCGCAGATCGCAGCGGCATTGGCAAAGGCACCACAACTGGCGGCACCGATTCAATGAGTGTTGTAGACGCCACCGAAGTTTGGTCGCGACATGGTGCGACAATCACAAGCGAAAAGGCCAGCCCGGCCGACGCGGTGATTGCGTATACTCAGGGTTACTTTGTTGTAGTCGATGACGTTGCGAATGATGATGCTGATGTTGTTAAGTCGTCTGCGCTAGTGCCGCAAATTGGCGACTACTACAAAGGCAATCCGAAGTACCGTTGCAAGTCTGTTACGCCGCGACGGGTTAGCCCGATCGTGTATATGGTCGATGTTGGCTATGAGGGACTGCCCGACCCGGAGTTATCGCGGCCGTCGATTTCATGGAGCCCGGTAGTAAGTAATGAGGCAGTTGATCGAGATTATTACGGCAGGCCGCTAATTAACGCCGTAGGCGAGCCGGTGCAAGGCTTAACGCGAATGATCACGGATCGGCAGTTGACGATCACAAGGCGTTACGAAACTTACAACTCGCTGTTTTGGGACTCATTTGAAAACACGATCAACGAAGACGCATTTGCGGGGTATCCGGCGGGGCGTGGTTTAGTAACTGGCGTGAGTGCTCAAAACCAATTCAGCGGCGGCGAGGCAGACGACCAAGGATACTGGAACATCACAGTTTCGATTTTATTTCGTAAACCGTTTTTAGTTGACAATCAGTTTGCGTGGTGGCATCGGTTTAGACACGAAGGGACGTTCAAATACATCAGCACTGCCGCACCAACGCCGGCACCGGTTGACACCGACGAAGACCTACCGACGATCACATACACGCAAATCGTTCCAATTCTTGACGGCACCGGACAACGTAAAACGACGCCTACGCTTTTAAAACTTGACGGCACCGTTGAGGATAATCCGAATAACGCCGTTTGGTTATTGCGTCCGGCTTATGGGCTTTCAACCTACGCAGATATGGGGCTTCTCTAATGGCAAACTCAGTTCGAGTAACAACCCGCGTTGAGTATTTAATTGAATCGGCGGCATCAAATCCCGACGTTAAATCAAAGACCATCGCGACCGAAACGACATCTTCGACCCACGCACAAGTAACGCAACTTGTCGGCACTAGCGAGGAAACGCTATTCGCAGGAGATCAAACGGATGACGTTATGGCGATTGTCGAAAATCGATCCGCATCGGCTACGCTATCGATTGGGCTTGTTGTGTCGGCAACTTATTATCCGCTGATCGAAATTCCCGCCGGACAGCGAACCGTTATTCCGAGGCTTGATGCTTTGGCGTCGACATACATTAAGGCGACAGTCGCAAGCACGCCAGCACTTGTGACGCTTTATAAGATCGTGGCACCGGCATAATGCAACTACAGGGCATCACGCCGGAGCAATGGCGTATCGTTTGGGGCTATGTTCGCGCTCAGTTGATGGGCACTAGCGGCGGCATAGTTTCGAACGTACCGAACTATTTTGACGCGATCCAATTTCGTAACACGACTGCGGAAGAGGTGCCAGCGTTTGGCGTGATGAGAATTACTGGCGTTGAAATGCGTGATGACATGGCGGTCGTTACTATCGCCAAGCCAAACACGTCGAGCGATCCAGTTTTGGTAAACGGGCCGCAATCAATACCGGCAGGCGGCTACGGCAGCGGCTACAAGTACGGCATTTTGCAAGTTAAGGCCGAGGCGGGAATAACGCTTGGCGAGTCGTGCCGAGCCAAGAATGCGTCCTGGGAAATTGAAGACGGCGAAGGGCCTTTTGTTTTTTTTGGCTATGACACGCAACTGAATTGCGGAATTGCAAGAATCGGCGGCGGTGGCGGCGGCGGTGCAACGCTCTACCGCTTCCAGCTTAACGCCAACTACAACACCGGCACGACAGTCGGCGCGACGATCAAAACGATGGGCGGAACCACCGTCACTTCGTCGGGCACGCTAAGCGATCCGGAAGCAGTCTTTTTCGGTCTGCCGAGCGGGTCGAAGGGCTATTGCATTTTGCAGGACGGCACCTACTACGCCATTCAAGCACTCTGCCCTGCCGAAGAGGGCTACGTCTAATGGGGACGAGATGGTTTGGCCAGCGGCCGCTACTTGAGCTTCCTACTTTTGGGATAACATCGCCGTGGCCTAGCGGTGCGATTCGGCACGGGGCTTGTGGATGCTGTAAGTGCGGCGGGCTCTACACGGACAGCGATCTTTTTACCCGCTACGGAGCTTACCGCGACGGGTTGCGAATTAAGCTTGTGATCGCCGGTTTGCAGGACGCATTTAATTACGAAATCGAAGGATATAAAACCGACGTAGCGGGAATGTCGGGATGGAACGGCACATACTATCTGGACGTCGTCCGATCGCAGTTCGGTTGCATTTGGTCTGCTAGCGACTTTGCGGTAGCGTGCGAAATTTCTTATCACTGTTACGATTCAATCGACGACCTTTATGATCAGAGCTTTACGGCCGATTGCGGCATCTTGAGCGAATCGGCACGCGATAGCGGCGCGACGGGAAGTGATCGCGAAGTTTTTTTCTATCTACTCAAGGCTGGCATCACTCACGAAATCACAAGCAACGCGGAACCCGACCCGCCGTTTTTCTTTGACGCTCATCCGATGTTGGCACTCACCTTTGAGCCGTCGAGTTACTTTCGCGGCAATAGCATTGACGGCGGCACAATTGGATCACCGGCAAATCGCGACGTCTCAAAGATTGGATGGGACGCAAAGCAATTGCCCGACATCATCAGCGGCGACGTAACATTTCGATTTAGCGGGTCGATCGCACCGGTAAACACATACGATCTAAACGACCCCGACTGGATCGGAATCGATGATTTTTACGATCAGACGACCGAAGAGTTTATTCCGGTCGGCACATTCACCGCGGAAATCGAGCGGCTATGATTTATTTCCGTTGCCCTAATTGCCGAAAAGGCGGCTACGTCGAAGGGCCGAAGGTTCGGTGTAGTTGCGGCAAGATGTACAGCGGCGACGAACTGGCGGCCGCTTGTGATAAGGCAACTATCCAATTTTCTCGGACAGTTGAACTACCTTGCATCCATCGCGGGCCGGAGATCCGCAAGATAGATTGCGGCTGCGAAGGAAACGCGATGCTGTACCATTGCGAGCGGCACGAACGGTGCTTGATTTGTCCCTTGCTCAAGAGCACTTACCGCGGCCAGACCTGCGAAGGGTGCAGCGATCGCGTCGACGTTGCGGCCGCTACCGAGATCGTGACCTACCATTTCAACACGCACGATCGAGAGCGATTGCGGGCCAACTACGCCCACTGGGCCGCGAAGCTTGGGCGTCGTCACACATGCTACGAAGTGGGCAGCCGCGGCCAAGAGATTCCTGGTTCGGTTTACCTTCGCAGCGATCAAGCAATCTGGCAAAAAGAAAGGCTCATCAACTTGGCACTGGCGAGCGTCAGGCCGCACATTCGTTACTTGGCGTGGATCGATCACGATTTGCTTTTCGAGCGGGCAGACTGGTTAGAGATCGGAACCGACCTAATCAACCGCGGTGCCGATTGCGTCCAGTTGTTCGACGTCGTGGCTTATTACGATCGCGACGGCCGAAAGATCGAGGATCGAGCCGGTAGCGTGGCGTCGTGGCAGCGTCGTGGCAAGATCGACAACACGGCACCGGGAGGGGCCTGGATTGCGTCCGTGGAGTGGTTGCGGTCGATCGGTGGCGTATATGACCGGAACATCTGCGGCGGCGGAGACGCTACGTTTTTCGAGGCCGTGAGCGGTGCCGAAACGAACTACGTTCAGCGACAGACGCGGCACCTTCGCGACGATTGCCAAGCCTATGCTCAGCGGGTCGGCGGGGCTTCTGTCGCTTTCGTGCCCAGAGTTGTCCGGCATCTTTGGCACGGAGATCGAGAGCACCGGCAGTACGTGAGCCGAGACGAGATTTTGGCACGGCACGATTTCGACCCGCAGCGGGATTTGATTGTGGCCGATTCTGGCCTCTATGAGCTTCGCGACCCGTTCGGGAAGTTGGCAGGCGACATCCGGCAGTATTTCGCAGACCGACGCGACGACGGCTAACCATTTCCGCGACGGCATGCAATTGGTGGACAAGCGATCCAAAACTATTTCCCGAAAAATTGTCCGATTGGGCATTTCTTGTATCGACAAAGCTTTGGGCGGT